GGTGACGCGGAGGAATACCCTCCACCAAACGCAGTTACGTTAATATCTGTAATTCTTCCGTTAAAGATAGATGCTGTTGCGGTAGCACCTACACCACCTGCGTAATTTCCTTGTGCATCAACTCTATTATCTACAATGAATACGGAAGGAACATCATCATATCCACTACCACCATCTAATAATTCAATATTTGTTACTCTACCATTACTATCAACAGTTGTTTCTAATACTTGTGCACCAACAGGATCAATAATTGCAACTCTAGGAACTGAAGTGTATCCTTGACCTGCATTTACAATATTCAGTGCGGTAACTTGACCATTTGATACTGTGGTTGTAATTGCTGCTCTAATTGGGTTATTTCCAGTTGGTTCATCAACATAAACAACTGGTGGAGTTGCATATCCTTGTCCACCGTTAGTGACATCTATAGTTCCTGATAAAGAACCATTCAATATCTGTACAGAACCGATCGTAGCACCACCTGGTTGCTTAAAACTGATTCTAGGAGTAAAAGTATACCCACTACCAGAACTAAGCACCTCCAGACCGCTTACAGACCCGTTTGTGACGGTTGCTTTGAGTGTTGCTTGTTTCGCTCCTGATTTAGTAGGTGCTTCAATTACAACAGTAGGAGGATTGGTGTCGCTATAACCTAAACCACCCTCTAAAAGTTGAACATTCTTGATTCCGTTTACAAGTGCAGTTGCAGATCCACCACTACCAATTCCTGTAGGAGAGTTAATAGAAACTTGAGGAGGATATTCATATCTGTATCCACTTCCGTTCTCACTAACAGTAACACCACTTAGTTGACCTGTATCATTAATTCTTGCATATCCTTTTGCACCTCCACCAAAAGAAGGAACTGGTGCTTCAATAGAGTACAATGATAAAATTCTACCATTGATAGGAGCAACTGCAAAAATAAAGGTAGATCCGTCAATAAAGAAGTCAACCTTTGGAATTAAGATTTTATTATCGTAAACTGCAATAACATACTCATCAACGATTGGTTCATATGGTGCAGATCCCCTAGTTAACGCAAATTCTGTCTTTCCGTCTCCAAAAGCACCAGAAATATTATCTACAGCAACAATAGTGTTCTCAACAAAACCATTGAGGTAGTTAACAAATGTGTTTACGTTGTCATCAGAAGGTGTTCTTGTTCTAGGTGCATTTACAAAGACAATTTCAGTTCCATCAACAGTATAATCTGTATTTGGAATTAAAACTTCTCCATATACAGAAACTTGAAGATGCTGTGCTGTAGGAGGAGCAATAGGATTGTCTTGAGATGTTAATTGAAATCTTGTGGTCGTTCCGTCGAAGGAATCGATCAAGTTTTTCAATCCAATAATCTTTAATTTTACTTCTTCGTAAGAAACACCAGGACTGAGTGAGATATTTGGTGAATCTGTTGTAGATTCGTAATATATTACTTCATCGCCAATTAATATTGAACCATTATTGTCTAAAAAGGAATCTACACTCTCAACAACGATTCTATCTGATGTTGCAGTGATTGCTTCTACTAATTTTGTCTTACCATCTAATATTCCAATGTCTAATTTATCAATATTAAGATATTGAAGGAAATTATTGAGAATATTTTGTCCCATCCCAGTTTTTTCCTGAGATTTGTAGTAATACTCAAGAAATTTTGTAAAGAGTGGATATTCATTCCTTACAAATTCGGGTGACTGTTGCAGTATTGACTGCGAGACCTTATTAGTAGTCATCTAATCAGAAACAAGTAGATGTGTTTAATGAACCAGAGTTAGATATATCATCAACCGTTACCAAAGTAGGTGTTTGGTCAAAAGTAGTTGGTGTCAAACTATTTAGAGGGATTGATGGAGGTGGAGTTGTTCCAACTGCAGCAACTGTAACTTCGGGAAGAACAATATTTAAAATTGTACCTGGTGTAGAGGCACTAATACCTCCTGAGTTCGCTGGAATGAACTGAACAGGTAATTGTAGTCCAGAAGGCAATGCAGCAGGGTCTGTAACGCTTCCTGCACCTGATGTGGAGTCTGTAATAGTGATTCCACTAACAGGAATGTTAGTTCCAGTGCCAACTAGGTTGATAGGACCAAATGCAATCTCACCAGTATCGTAATTTACAGTACCAGCATTGTTATTTGTGTAAACTTTTCTTGTTCCAGTGTTATAAAATGTCTTTAAATTGCCATATCCATCATCTTCAAACTGTTGATCAACGCCTGGTCGGTCTGCAGTCCTAAAAAGACCCGAAAGAAGGATAGGTTCTTTCACTCCATCAGTGGTTAAACTGGTTTTAGAGGGTGCAGAGTTGTAAAGTGCTCCTCCAGTCGCAATAGTATAGGTATTTGTCTGTCCAGTAGTCGGTTTTATGTATTTTAGGATGGTTGTTTGAAGCGAAACGTCGGTTACGCACTTATCAGCAAGGATAATTGCCTTCTCAAACGCTTGTGCTCTGAAAATTGAGTTGAAATTATTGATTTGTGTCTGTGTTGCCCACTCTGTAATGGCATTTTGGACGTTTGTCTTGATAGATGAGGTGTCAGAACCGCATCCTGTATCATATTGTACAAAAACTTTGGGGTAAATGTAGATATCGTCTGGATCAATGACCACTGGGTCGATAGATGCCATCGCATATTGCCTTAAATTGTTTGCAATCTGCTTTTTAGTCTGATCATTGAGTGAAGAACCTGTTTTTGTCTTGACTGCAATGTATACTTTACCGTAAATTGGAGGATTTAGGGAGTCACCACCATACGCAACGACGGAATCTGCGTTATCATAGACCTTTTTAGTCAAAATAGCGTAGTCTTGAGCAGTTACAGCACGGTATTGGGAGGAATAGAAACGCGGAGCATTGTATTTGATGCTCTCAACACTCTCCGCAAGTGCACCAAGTTGTGATTTTTCCTTCATTTCAATGGTTGCACTCACTGCGGTGTATGCTACACCTGCAGAATCAGTCATTCTACCGATAAAACTGAACCCTTCTACGTCATTTGCTATCGGACCTTTAGTTACAAGGTACTCCATCTCGATAACTTCACCATCTTTAAGTGCTCTACCAACTGAATCATCACCAAATGTAAGTTCATAACGTGAATCTTCGCCTTCTGATAGGAAAAATACCCTAGATGTGGGTGTTAAAGAGGTTACTGTGTCAACTACAGTGTAAACATCAGACGTTGTAGAGGTCTCGTTTGCCTTTACACGCACTGATAAGGAAGAAATATCAACATTTTCACTAGGAATCTTGTAAACTTGGTTCTCAAAGGTGTTTACAACGTAAGAAAACTTGAGTATAGTCCCTTCTTTGATGATAAAATTGTCAAAAACTGCTTGTCCAGTGGTCGGATCAACCTCTGCAGTGACATCAGACAAGGATTGCCAGTTGTAAATGCCTCCAGTGAAGCAAGTTCCCTTCTTAATCGTTGCATTACTAGGGTATGAACCACTTGATAACTGTGTTTGAAGAGTAATTTTCATACATGCCTTCGATGCAATGATCGAACGAGGCACATAATTGAGTAATTTTGCTATATTTACGATATTATCTCTTACTGTGGACGAAGGTAGGAACGCTTCGTTCATTGCCATGTTGCCATTAAACGCAGTATAGTACGTATTATAGGCAAGAGTGTCTATAATATAGGATAATGCACTACCTTCAAAGTCATAATCAGAGAATTCCTCACGAGTTCTCAGGTATGATTTGATAGATGCTTTAATGTCGTTAAAGTCGAGTGCTGTTAGGTTATTTGGTTGCATTATACTGGTCTCTGTAATACGAAGGAAATTTGTTCAACTAAGGGTATACCGACAATTCGATACTCGATTTCAACTTGAAATCCGTTTTTCTCTTCATCTACCTCAACAATTACACCTTCTAGACTCACTCTGTCTTCATTACCATTAATCGTATTTATTATCTCATCTTGAATTGTCTCTGCAGTGAAGTCATCTAGTGGTTCAAAGAGCAAAGTATACACTTCAGAACCCATTTCTGGTTGAAAATGCTTTTCGCCAGGTCGAGTTAAGACAAGATTCTTGATTGCTTGTTTAATAGCATTCTCGTTCTTGACTATTGCTGTATCCTTTGTTACAGGATTCTTACCAAACGAAATATTCACGTCCTTAAACGAACGCGAGATATTAAACTCGTCAGGTCCTACCTTCTTTAAAACCATTTAACTCTCAGCGAGGTTCTGTACCAATATCTCGTCTTGCATTCGTCTAGTCTCTTTCCACTTTCTTATAGTAGACTTAGCATTATAATCTGTGACGAGTGCCACAGTTCCATGCTCTTTCCACATAATTTCAGATACGAAGTCAGGATTAACCATAATAGAGATATTAGTTCCCTAGTATTTAGACACGTTTCTCCTATTTGTGGACGCTCGCGACACGATTTTTTTACTCTACATGGAATATTCCATCCATTTTAGATATTTTCTCATATATTAAGTCTAAATTCTGCCTATAAGATAGATAATCCTCGTAACCCTTTGGTTTATAGTAGGTCTTATCAGGAGTCGGTATCTCTTCTATCTTCGTTTCTAGGTCTTCAATTCTTTTGTTTAATGCTTGCAAGCATTCATTGATAGCGTTGAATGCAGCAGCTATATTCTCTTCTTGGGAAAATGCCTCACGGCTATTTAGCGTTTCTTCTTCTTCAAATGACATGATGTTATTATTTGATATGTTGGGGACATTTAATAGCAGCAATCGCAACTGCACCTACTTTAAATCCAGATGAGTCTTCGACTACAGTTCTAACCTCCTGTACTCCATATTCTTCTGATGCATCGCTATATGCTAAAAGAAGTGACTTATAAGTATCATATCCTTGATCTTTATATTCACAAAAGTTAGTCCCAACAAAGTTGAGTAACGTCAATAATGTAAGTTCAATCATAGTTAATCTTCATCTAGTGGTTTTAAATTAATAGAACTACCATCATCACTAAGTTCAAATTGAAGTTCAGTCTTTACGCTCCACCCAAGTTCTTCACAAATCTCGTAGGGGATAGTGAGTATTAAATCACCATAATCATCTTCATCGAGATTGGTTGTAAATCTATGGGACATAAAGTTTATTACATACGGTTATTATGGGGGTAATTTGTAGGATGGTTAGTCTTCCAATCACTCCACAACGTATATAGCGTTTCCTTATTCTTAACTCTGTAGATAGATGCAGCATGATCTGCACATTCGTACATACGATTGTCTAATCCACCTTCTAAACGGATTAATTGTTCAATACACCATACCCTATGGTCTTGGCGATTATAGGAATCATCTGATTGTGGAGTAGTCATTTTTTTACTGAGAAATTTTTTTTATTTAAAGGGAAAAGAAAAGGCGAATAATATATAACTCGCTCTTGGGAACCTTTGTAGGTTAGGGTAGTGGCTCGTTTTTAATTAACGGGGCTAAAATAAACTGCCCTTCTTATAATAAGACTGTCTTAAGACTGTGAGACTATACCATAAGCATTAAAAAAGGGGTTAGTGTGAGTTAACCCCATTTTAGCATTTTACCGTGTGAGTGTCAACTGGTCTTACGTCCCATTCCCCAAGACTGCCAGCAAGTTTTTAGTCGATCGCTAACTCCATACCACTAACAAAATCTTCTTTGACATTCTTGTAACTTACGAACCATTCGTAATTTTTCTGAAATACTCGCATACCGTAAGAAAATTCATCAAGTAAAGCATTTAAACGTGACTTAGTGGTGTTAGACTGCCAACCACCATCTTTGATAATTATGCTGTGAGATTTAACTGTAGCGATGTGATTCCCGTGTAGATAAACGTCCGCTTCATTCTCCCAACCGTGCTTAACTGTAGTGTTAGAACTGCTGAAGTTTCTGCCTTCTCTGATTGCTCTGTTCATATCTCTTTCAATTTTTCTCATGTGTGTTACCTCTGTGTTGTTACTCTTATTATAGCAACTGGGCAACCCTCTACAACTCCTCCTGTGACACTTGTTGTACTGGCACACAATCCCAACTATATCCAATAGATTTGATATAATCGAATACACTCACGTCTTTATTTTTTC